TTAGATGAAGGTGGATTAACTGGATGGGTGATTGATAAGATTGCAGGTGGTATGAAATGGGCTACTAATAGAAAAGCCGACTACCAATACGATTTCTTACTCAAACACAAAGACTTCAAAGGTCTTGCTAAGAAGTTTAAGATGTCAGATGCAAACTGGCAACGTACAGCTAAAGGGTGGTTAGCAAAAGATCCAAAAGGTTTTGCTAAAGTATTGCGAAATCAAGTAAGCAGTTCAAGGCTCAACAACATACTCAAGAAACACGGTTTAAGAAGATAATAGTCTGTGGCTAAAGAAGACAAAGAAATAGGTAAAGACGCAGCTGCAAATTTGCAAAAGGCTGCACAAGCGCTTGCTAGTGTTAGTGAAAAAATGGAGAAAGTTTTCGCTAAGGGAGCTGACTTTGCCAAATCTATGACTAACGAGTTTAAAAATACAGCTAAGGAGTCTTCGACCTTAGAAGAGATACTTACAAATACCGCCGATTTAGGAAAGGATATCTTACGAGAAAAAAAAGCCCAAACTGCAGAGATGAAGACTCAGTCGATGGCAATGAACTCACAACAGTCGATTATGGTAATGACTCTGCGACAAGAACAGATGAGAGTCGTAGCTCAAGCCAAAGCCCTAGGAGCCACTAAAGAACAGCTTGATACTATCAAAGGTCAATATATGACGATGATAGATCAGACGAGAGAGATGGAAGCTCAAGCTGCTAAACAAGAAGCAGCTGAAGAGTTAGCGGCAGAAAACGAAAAGCATGCAGAAGCATTAAGAGATAAGCTTAAAGAGATTACTGGATACCAAGGAGTATTCAAAGACATATTTACAGACGGAAGAGTAGCAGCTGGTATATTCTTAAACCAAGTCCAAAAAGGCATGAAGAATATGACAGCTCTATTCGATCATGCTCGTCATGAAGGAATGGCTGTATCACAAGCATTCCATGAAACTGGATTAGCAATTAGTGATTCGTTCTCATTAACTGGAACAAGTGCCAAAGACTCAATGGAAGTGATGGCTGGTATGCGTGCAGAGATGGGTACTCTTGAAGGACACACTCGAGATGCAAGACTTGAAGCAGCATCGTTAGCAAGATCATTTGGTATTAGCAACGAAGAGGCTGGAAAGCTAACAGCTCAGCTAAGTATGATGCCAGGTGCTACAATGGAGACTGCTAATGAGACAGCACGATTTGCAGCTAACATGGCAAAAGCTGCACACGTAGCTCCAGGAGAGGTGTTAAAAGACATGTCCAAAAACCAAGAAGCAATTGCTAAATATGGTAAGGATGGTGGTAAGAATATGGCTAGTATGGCTGTTGCTGCTAAGAAAATTGGAATGGAGATGGGGCCATTAGTCCAGATGACTGAAAATCTACTTGACTTTGAAAACTCCATTGAAAAACAAATGGAAGCAAGTGTGTTGTTGGGTAGAGAAATTAATCTCGATAAAGCAAGACAGTTAGCTTTGGAGGGTGACTTAGCCGGAGCAACGAAAGCAATGTTGGATCAAGTAGGAGGAGAAGTAGAATTCAATAAGATGAATGCTATTCAAAGACAAGCGTTAGCAGATTCTTATGGCGTGTCGGTTGGTGAGATGCAAAAGATGGTTAAAAACCAAGACAAGTTAAATGACTTGACAGAAGATCAACAAGCAGCATTAGCAGCCGGTGATGTTACTATGGATGAGTTAGCAGCAGGTGCAGGAGGCTTATTTGACAAGCTAAAAGAGACTGGTATAACTGCATTTTCTCTAGTAGAAGGATTTAGCACATTATCAGGTACAATGGAAGGTGTTAAGGATAGCATGAAAATGTTTGGTATCGAAAGCTTGAAACAAGTTAAAGCAATAGCTAAAAAAATCTTACTTCAAATAAAATCAGGCGCAATAGCCGCTAAAGATTTTGTTGTAGCAAAAGCAAAGGCAGCGTGGGATCTTATGACTGGAAAAAGTAAGATGGCAATGGACCTCAAAGGTCACCTACTACGAATGGCACAAAAAGCAAAAGAGTTTTTGTTTGATAAGAGCAAGCGAAAAGAGATGCTTGCTAGTGCCAAAAAAGCATTAACTGGAGGTTTGAAAGGTGCCCTTAAAGGTGGTGAACCTAAGTCAGATGTGCCAGGATTAGATAAAACAAAAGATCTGGGACCTAAAGCAGCAGAGGGTTCTAGTAAAAGTGGAGGAGGATTAAAATCATTAGCTGCAGGTTTAAAAGCTATGGGTAATAGTAAAGTATTTAAAGGTATTGGTGCAGTTGCATTAGCAGGACCTGCTTTCATATTAGCAATTGCAGCAATTCCATTCTTGTCGTTTATAGCATTGACAGGACCAGCAATACGAATTGGTTTAAGTGGTTTAGGAAAAGGATTAGCTGCAGTGGGAGCATCAGCTGCAGGAGCGATACAAGGAATAGCAGTCCTCGCACTTTTTGGTGTAGCTTTGATTCCACTCACATTTGCACTATCACTATTAACACCATTAGTAGAGGCGTTTGGAAACATTATCATAGGAGTATTAGGAGCAGTCCCACCAATTATACAAGCAATAGCTGATGGATTTGTAACTATGCTATCAGCCATAACCCCAGAAGCTATATTAGGATTGATGCTACTAGGTCCAGCGTTTGGATTAGCAGCAATTGGAATGTTGGCGTTTGCAGCTTCATTAGGTATATTAGCAATAGCAGCAATATTTGGAGCACCTGCCTTAGTTGCATTGGGCTTAGGAATGATGGCTTTAGGAGTAGGAGTAATGTTAGCAGCTGTAGGATTAGAGTTGATAGCTGGAATAATGCCAACCATCGATCAAGCATTCGTAGGAGTAGCAACGTCTATTACATCTATTGTAGCTTTACTTCCAGCCATGTTAATGATGGGTACAGCCTTATTCGGAATGGCTGCTGGACTGGCAGCATTTGCAGTAGCAGGAGTATTTACATTACCAACGATTATGGGTCTCATAGCATTGTCATTAGTTGCTCCAATATTGATAGCATTAGGAAACTCAATCAACTTTGACTTGGGTGGAGGATCGAGTGTGGATTCTTCAGCTGAAGACAGTAAGATGGATACATTAATTGAAGAGATAAGAAGCTTAAAAGCAGCATTCCAAACTCCAGGTGTAATAAATATGGATGGTCAAAAGGTGGGAGATGTTATAGGGTTAGCAGTATCGACATCAGGAATAGCGTAGTATGGAAGAAAGAAAAACAATTCAGCCTTTTAAAACAATCAGCTTAGTAGATAAGTTGAAGGGGTCTATCTATGATAAGGATTTTAAAAGTACTGCAAAACAAAAAGATCCACAAGGATCTCCTGAAGTCAATACTATTCCAAAAGAAAACAAACCACAAGGATCTCCAGAAATTAATACTATTCCAACGTCTCAAAACAAGAATAGTGATGAAATAGTTTTACCTAAGTCACAACTAAATACATCTAAGGAAGGAGCTTCATTAAAAAAATTACCACCGCTACCACAAAAAGAAAGTCTAATATTAAAAACACTGTTAGACTCACCGCAAGCAAACCTACCAATACCGTTACCAATAAAATATAGGTCATTAGAGTCTTTTGATGTGCCAAGATCAAGAACACAATTTGCTTCAAACATCAGTCTTGCAGATAGATTAGCACAACCTAATGGAGCAAAAACAACACATCTAGCTCAATATTTTTTATCAGATTTATATACTGGATACTTACAAATTTCACCATTATTAACAGCAGCAATTGGTGCTACTCAAAACACAACAACAACTCAAGAGCCAATTGGTACCGGTGCTATTTTAGCAATACAAGATCCTAATACATCACTAACAACAATGATTGGCGAAGGAAGTACACTTCTTAGTCAAGGAACAATTTTTAATAATGGTTCATTTGAATCTCTAACTAATCTAGTAGATCGAATTGAGGATACTAGCATGTTACAGTTGCAAGGAACTTTCTTAACAAACAATCAATACCTCTCCTTTACACAAACAACAACACCTATTGTAGTTGTAAATCAAGGTTCAATTGAGCTACCTATATGGAGTCCAGTCAACGAACAAGGAATCACGGCAGAAGAGAATCAACCTTCAAATGACCTTAACATAGCTATACTACAAGGAATGTTTGAAGAAAACGGTTTGATTCAGGGTAGTGTATTACAGAGAGATGAGTTTAAAACAATAACCTTAGAAAACGTACCAGTACCTACGCTTAATATTTTATCATACCAAACAGATAGACTACTTGCATTTGCAACACCAAAAATTAAACATGGATCAGCAACTATTGAAATAACACGATTTGATGCCGACGCTTTACAAGCTATACAAAACCCACTAATAAAGCACGGAACTGCAGAACTAGCCGTACAACAATTTTTAGAAAATCGTACTAAGGCAGTCAATGATCCAATTCAGTTTCACGGTACATCACCTATAGAGTTTGTAGAGTATTATACGGGTGATAAACAATCACAAACATCGACCATTGTAGTACCCCCAACCTCAACACCGGGTGATAAAAATCTAGAATCTTCCTCAGAGACTGGAGATGTTGGTGGAGATCAATACAACAATGGTAATCCAACCGGTAATGGTATATTAAGAAATACTAATCCTGGCGACTTGCCATCTCTCAACAATACTGGATATGTAGGGAGTTTAGGATATTATGATTCACTTTTTTATGGAAGTTTAGCAGGAGAAGCTTTTCAGAAAAAAATAGAAGGTGATATTGAGTTTGGCCAAAAACAAACTTATAAATCAAACCTTAAAGCAGTAGGAGGAGTTAGTCCAGGCGCTCAGAGAGGAAACTTTAAAGATTTCGTAGACATTAAATTTACACACGATGGTAAGTTTCTAAAATTAAAATCTTATCTAACATCATTCTCGGATGGAATTACTGCTAATTGGAATGATGTTAAGTATGTTGGAAGACAAGATACATTAAAACAATTTACTGGAGTTACAAGGGCTGTCTCATTTGCAGTATTACTACCTTCGTTTAGTAAAGGTGATATTGATATAAATATGAAAAAACTAAACCTTCTTGCAGGAATGACTGTAGTAGGTGGATTTAGTGGTGGCTCCAGATATATTACTGGACCTTTATGTAAATTAAAAATTGGAAATCTTATAGATGCTTATTGTGCATTTTCTTCTATGAAGTGGGATTTTGATCCAGCTGAATCTACGTTTGATGTTGATGAGCAAATGCCTCACATGTTAAAGGTTAGTTTTGATGCTGCAGTGTTGGCAGATAGTAATGACAAGTTATTAAACGGAGCGAAAGGAAACTACTTCGGTAAAGCATATTAGACAGATGGCATATAAGAGATATCAAGACATACCGCAAAGAAAAGATTCATACAATACAAGAATTGTAAGATCGGTTGTGTATCCACCCATAGCACGACACGACAGTGATTTGTATGTCATTACAACGGTTGGAGATACTCTGTATGCATTAGCTGAAAAATACTACGGCGATGTAAACTATTACTGGATTATAGGAGAAGCTAATGAGAAAGTGTCTAAAAAAACACAACAACTACCTATTGGATTACAACTACGAATCCCAAGTCAGTTAGATCCAATTTTGAGAGATTATGAAGATTTAAACAAACAAGAAGTATAAGTTATGGCAGATCCATTTAGAGCAAGACAAGTACCAGGCTCTGTTGACACGGAGTTTCAAAACCGGGCTGACGGTACAAAATTAATGAAGTGGACAGCAAAACGCTTTCCATGGATCCATGTACTGAGTTGTGCTGGAGGAGGATGTAGTGAGAAGTACAATGAATTAGGTAACGATCCAGATGTAGCTGGAAAAGCATTAACTCTATTTGGATCTAATCCATCACTCTCAGCATACAATAAATCTACAAAACTACCACACCCAACACTAACTGGATTATCAGTAAAAGCCTTAGGTTCGTTAGGTACAACACGTAAGGCGACCGTTAACATGGCATGCTATACTGATGATGATTTACTCGAACTTCAAAAATGCTTTTTTATTCCAGGTATGGATGTTAGAGTGCAGTGGGGATGGAGTCAGGATTGTGGTGGCAACCCACCACCTCCACGACTTATTAGTCCAAGCGATGATGCTCAACTAATCACCTGCACTATTAATCAAAGACGAAAGCAATACGCTAGCTACGATGGGTTTCAAGGAATTGTAGGTAACTTCAAGTACAGCCTAAATAAAGACAACTTTTGGGATTGTGAAATCGAGATCATTTCAGCAGCAGATCCATTCACAGACAGTAAGGTTAGCAATTCAAGTTGTCAATGTCCTCGAGAAGTAGAAACAGATCAAGGAGAAACAGTAAAAGATTTTGGTCCAGTATATGCAGCTCTTGCTGATATATATGAGAATGGTCAATCGCATGGTCGAAGGATTAAGAGAAAAGTTGGAAGCAAATCAAAGACAACGAAATACCATTATGTTTCTACATATGAGTTTGAGGGTGTTGAGCGAACGGAAGATGGAGGCGAAAAAGACGGAAGTTGGTGGGATGGTATATTTTTTGGAGAAGAAACAACAGAGAGTTGGATGAGTTTTGGAATGTTTATAGATATGCTAAATGCAATGTCCATACCAAGTAAAGGTTCAAAGTATCCGCTTGGTCGAATAGATTGTAACGACATACTACTTCCTAAACCTTTATGGTTACTATCAGCTGATCCACGTGTGTGTATTCTTGGAGGAGGAGATTTGTCAGTAACAAGTGATTTAGATTTTGATCACGAGGGAGGAGATCGAATACCAAATTGTGTTGAAGGTAGTAAAGTACGTTTATCTAAAATTATGTGCAATACAATATTCCTTTTGAAAGAATATAAATCTGTATATGAAGGAGATGGAAAGTTAAAAACTTTAGTAGATAATGTGTTGAGAGGAATAAACAGAGTGTCTGGAAGTCCATGGACATTTGTAACAATTGCATCACAAGAAGCTTGCAATGATAAAGATGGACCAGTAATCCAAATACTTGATGAAAGACAAGCCATGAAATCTCAACAACCATTCCTACTTCCAAGCACAATAGGTGACTCATCCTTGAGAAGTTTTGCATTAAACATGAAAATGACTGGTGCTATGAAAACACAAGCGCTTTATGCTGGTAATAGTCAAAAAACAAGAACTAGCAAATTTGGCGACGGTGGATGTGAACCCATTGCAGCCGATGCTCTTTTTTTAGCAAATGACTCAGTAAACAAAGCTAAACCAAAACCGAGTACATTAGGAACAGATTGTGGAGGTTGTAAAGACAGCTCCAACGCAGCAGATGAACCAAGCAAGTCTGACTTGTTTGATGATATGTCAGATGAAGTAAATGCACAAACAGTAGGAGCGTTGCAGACTTGGGTAGATGGTGTAGTTGGTGACATTGATATAGAAAAGTGTGCCGGCACTCCCCTACCATTTGATTTTAGTTTTGAAGTAGATGGTATTGGAGGATTTGAATTTGGTCAAATGGTTTCAGCTAACAGAATACCAAAAGGCGTACGTGATGCATTTAGATGGCAAGTGACCAAAGTAGAACATGAAGTATCGGTAAATGATTGGGTAACAAAAGTATCAACAGTGTGTAGAACTAACCCATTTGGTACTTCACCAAAACCCGGTATAGCTCAGTAATATTTATAAGCATGGGACAGAGAGGAAGTAAACGTAATAGAAAAAAATCAAAAGGATTTAATAGACCTACACCTGGACAGATTATAAGGAGTGAGCAATCTTATAAGTACACTAAAGGTGGGGAGTTTACTACAAGAATGGGTGAAGAATATATAGGAGAGTATCATAGACGTAACGATGGAAAAACATATACTGGTCCTACTAAACCACAAGGACGTATAGACAACGGTATTCAACTGTTACCATATTATGACGACATGGATAATTTTGTTTATGATAGATTACACAAATTCGTAACACCTCTTAAAGATCACGTAGACCCTATACCATATACATACCTTGTCAGACCTTCTGATGGAATGTATGAGTTAGGGTTTGACACAAGGTTTTTTGTACAACGACGAGGGTCAGGCAATTTTGCAGTAGAGATTGATTCAGCACAAAGGGATAAGTTTGGTAGTGATTTTGGAATTGATTCTAATATTTACGATTATGTAGATGTGTTGTGGCAGTTGACTGGAACCATTGAGTTTATAGAAAAAACTAACAAAGAACGCGTAAGCATAGCATCTCAAACAGTTGCCGACTTGCCATCTCTTATTAGCAATTATATACAATTTGCAGTGCCTACCGCTCAAACAGAATTCGGTAATCCAGAAGCATTATTAACTAACAACAAGCTAACAAGTGGGAATAAACCAACCCTAAAAAGAACTTTTGATTTGCAATCTGGTAAAATTATTCCACCCGAACCATTGCCTCCTAGATAAAAAAAGCGTATAGTTACATTATGGTTATAGATAGCGAACAGCAGTTACTAGAATTGCAAGACAAAGCACTATTCATAGTGCCAATCCCAGAAGACGATCGAGTACATTCTACACAGAATAAGATTATTGCATTAGCAATTAAAGAAGGCCACTTAGGTCCATCCTATATTGTAGGAGTAGATCATCCAGAGGCTGTTTATAATATGTCACTATCCTTGTTGAGTAAGTTTTCTAACCTACTATTCTGTACAGATATTCATCTTTTTAAAAATTATGAGTTTCAATTAGGATCAGAACCAACATTCATGGACCTTGATATGATACACTATCTTAGAACTAGACAAAAGCTAGAAAAAGAATCAGGTGTGATGGTTACACGATATAATCGTAGCATGTCAGGATGTAAGAAAACAAACTCACTTATATCATTACTCAAACTACAAGAGCGAGTAGATCGTATATGTAATCAATTCATAGATATTAATGTTCCTAGCGGTTATGATTTTTATGCAAACAAACTTCGAGGAGTGTTTAATTGGATTGAGTCGAGTGGATTACGTGTAGATAAGGAAAGGTATAAAGAACGATTTGGAAAAACCTTTAGCCGAGTTGGTGACAAATGCTACACGCAATACAACTACTACACAACTACCGGAAGACCTAGTAATCGCTTTGGAGGAGTAAACTATGCAGCATTGCCTAAAGATGAGACACGTGAATGCTTTGTTAGTAGGTATGGTGATGATGGGTGTTTAGTAGAATTAGATTTTAACTCATACCATCCTAGAATTATTGCAACACTAATTGATTACGATTTTGGTGAAGACAATGTTTACGAGCATTTAGCTAAGCACTATCACAACACAGACAATCCTACACAAGATCAAATATCTAAAGCTAAAGAAGATACATTCAGACAACTGTATGGAGGAATACGTAAGGATTATTTACATATACCATTCTTTGCAAAAACAGATGCCTTTGTAAAGGATCTGTGGGAAAAGAGAGAAAACTATCGTGTAGAGAGTCCGATATCACACAGAGTGATGTATTGGGAAAACTACAAAGATGTTACTCCTTACACCTTTTTCAACTACTACATTCAGATGATGGAGACTGAATATAATGTAGAGATGTTAAGTACAATGGCTGAGCATTTTGTACAATCTGGAATCAAAGGTAAACCAATACTCTACACATATGATAGTGTATTATTTGATGTACACAACCGTCATAAGAATTTATTAATGAATAAAATCATACCAGCATCAATAGATTTGTATAAATTTCCTATCAAAGTAAAGCAAGGAAATAATTACGCAAATTTAGATTTTTGCACAACTTAGTCCTATTTATAAGTATGAAGGATCATAAGAGAAAGGTATTGAAGGAGAAAGTTCGCCGTAGATTGGAGAGCTATTTCCAGCAAAACAATATTAAGTATTCAAAAAAAATTTTAGCAGAAAAGACTCAAGGAGAGATTGACGCAGAGAAGAAGGAGATGGACCAAAGAATTAAAACAAAAGAGGAGCAAATCAAAGCTCTGCAGGACCAAATAGCAGTCTTAAAAACAGCACAAGGTAAAGCAGCATCTGAGAAGCCCGACGAAACTTCAGGATAATAAATGAGATCTCAGTTACTTTGCACCTTTACGACCGTGTCGGAGCTACCCTCTTGCATTACACGCATTCACAAAACTTATCAAGTTGAAAATGTTTCAAACATGAGATGCTATCAATATACTGAAGACTCTTCAGTTGTTTGCATATACAATACATTCAATACGCAAAGCAGAATGTCAGACACAATTACAATCAATCGCAAAAAAGATACAGAAACATTGTATAGCATTAATGCCCTTAATGCATTAATACGCGAGCAAAACAATGGTGTGTTAGATAAAACATATCGTGTTGATTGGACCCAATTTACTAATCGCCTACTACTTACTAATCGAGATGGATCTTTTAGGAGTGTAGAAATAAAACATTTACAATGAAATAAAAGTTGCAAATACGGTAGAAAAGCAGTATAGTTAGTCTAATGTATTAAGTCAGCGGTACAATAAGAGCATAAATATAGTACAAAGAAATAAAAAGAAATAGCTCAACAAGATACCCGATACTTAATAGGACAGTTAAATATAAATATAAACCAATAAAAACAAAACAAAAAATGGCACTAGATTTAGATGCAATTAAAGCGAAGCTGCAAGAGCTTCAAACAACAAGCGGTGGAAGCAGAAACTCAGATGTATTCTGGAAACCACCAGTCGGAAAATCACAAGTAAGAATAGTACCTTATTCGTTCGACAAATCAAACCCTTTTCAAGAACTTTATTTTCATTACGATATAGGAAAGAAAACAATGATCTCTCCGAGCTCATTTGGAAGACCTGATCCTGTACTTGAATTTGCAGAGAAGCTTAAAAGCACTGGAGACAAAGAAGATTGGAAGATGGGAAGAAAGATGGAACCAAAGTTCAGATGTTACACTCCCGTAATTGTTAGAGGACAAGAATCTGAAGGAGTTAAGTTCTATGCTTTTGGTAAGAAGATATACTCTGAGTTATTAGGAGTAATCACAGATCCAGATTATGGAGATATCACTGACTTAACAAACGGTCGTGACGTAACAATCGAACACATCGCTCCAGACAAGGAGGGTGGCTATCCATCTTACAATGTTAGAGTTAAGCCTAACACAACACCAGCAACAGAAGATAAGAATGTTGCAGAAATGATTGTTAACAAGCAACCAGAATTAACAAAGATGTTTACTGAGCTATCGTATGACGATATGAAAGTTGCATTAGAGGATTGGTTGAAGCCTGGTGAAGGTGGCGAAGCTACTACTACGAAGGCACCAATTACTGGAGCTAAGACGGCAAACACAACAGAAGACATCTCAACAGCATTCGGAGATTTATTTAATTCATAACAGTTATGGCAAAAGCAAAAGTTACACCCGATGAAATAGCGGGAAGGGACGAGCTAGCTCAAGAGTTGGCATCAAGTCTAAATAAGAAGTTTAAAGACTTCAAAGCTGTTCACTTCCTAGGAGAAGAGAAAACACAAACCGATCTTTCGGATTGGGTGTCAACCGGATCAACAGATCTAGACCTTGCCATATCAAATCGACCTAACGGAGGATTACCAGTAGGAAGAATCGCAGAATTTACCGGGCTTGAAGCGTCCGGTAAATCTCTGATCGCAGCTCACCTATTAGCTAATACTCAGAAGAAAGGTGGTATAGCAGTTTACATTGATACTGAGAATGCACTAAGTGAAGAGTTTCTTACTGCAATTGGTGTTGATGTCAAGAACATGCTTTACCTACCAATGGATACAATTGAAGACATCTTTGAAGCAATAGAGAATCTTATACTTGATATTCGTAAGACTAGTAAAGACAGACTTGTTACAATTGTTGTAGATTCAGTAGCAGCAGCTACCACGAAGATAGAGCAAGATGCTGACTATGATAAAGATGGATGGGCTACATCCAAAGCTATTATTATGTCGAAAGCGTTAAGAAAGATAACCAATCTTATTGGAAAAGAGAAAGTAATCTTAGCGTTTACAAATCAGTTGAGAGAAAAGTTAGGCGCTATGTTTGGAGACAAATACACTACAAGTGGAGGAAAGGCTTTGCCATTCCATGCAAGCTGTAGAGTGAGACTTCAAGCTGTTGGTAAGATCAAGGATAGTGATGGAGATATAATTGGCGTAAACACACAAGCCACAGTCGTAAAGAATAGATATGGACCTCCTTTTAAGAAAGCGAAGTTTAGTATATACTTTGATTCTGGAATAGATGATGACGCTAGTTGGTTAGACACACTCAAGAAGTATAAAGTTATAACAGTGGGAGGATCTTGGTACACCCTCATAATGGAGGATACTGGAGAGGTTGTTAAATTCCAAAGTAAAGAGTGGAGAGACATACTCAAGAGACCAGAGGTTAGAGCGTATTGCAAAAATGCTATTGAACAGAATAGTATATCGCATTACAAAACACAGACGGAAATTGATCCGGATGAGTTGACAATTGACACCTCTAATATGGAAGGAATTGATACACCACTAAACCAAGACGAGGAATGAAAAATAAGTATGCTAAATTGCTCAATCAATTAAAGTTGCGTGAGACAGAAGAATCTAAACATAGAGACGACCGAGTATTAATCATAGACGGATTAAACACATTTATACGAGCTTACTCAGCAACACCCACCCTAAACGCTAATGGTGAGCATTGCGGTGGGATCTCAGGATTCTTATCTAGTATGGGTCACGCTATCAAGACGATGAGCCCTACTCGGGTCATTGTCGTGTTTGATGGTAAAAATGGATCAGCTGCTAGAAGAAAGCTGTATCCAGAATATAAAGCAACACGTAAAGTCAGCATTAGGCTCAACAGAGCACAATCCGTAGACAAGGAAGATAATCAACTAGAACAATTAATTAGATTGATTGACTATCTTGAGACTTTACCGATCACCGTAATAACTTTAGATGGAGCAGAAGCTGATGATGTAATTGCTTACATCGCAAATAACATACTTACACCGAAAGACTCCCACTCATTTATTATGTCATCCGATAAGGATTTCTTACAACTGGTATCCAATAACGTACACGTATGGAGCCCAACGAAAAAGAAATTGTATTATGAAGATGATGTGTATAGTGAGTATGGAGTCATTCCTCAAAACTTCGCAGTGTATCGAGCTTTGGAAGGGGACTCCTCGGATAATATTCCAGGAGCTCCCGGCCTAAAGCTAAAGACAATATTGAAGAGATGGCCACGGATGGCCGAACAAGAAGTAATCAATCTCAAAGAATTCTTCAGCTACAATAAAGATCTGGTGCAAGACTCTAAAATTAAAGCCTACAACATTGTGGAGAATAATGTTAAAGATATAGAGTTGTATCATGAGATAATGCAGCTAGGTGAAACACTACTAAACGCAACTACACAACTTCGCATACATGATACTATGGATGCTGAAGGACGTAGCTTAGCNAAGATGACATTTCANAGACTACTAATCGAAGATGGAATGACAAACGCTATACGTAATCCAGAAATGTGGTTACGAGATGTTACCACCAAAATAAATCAATACACAAACTTGTTGTAAGTTACATTAATAAACCGTATATTCATCCACATGGGAACACAAGATACTTTTCAATTATACGGAGCTGGTTTTCAAAGTAAGCTGTTAGCGGTCCTAATTAAGGATCGAATATACCTACAACAGATACACGACATACTTGATCCAACATACTTCTCTTCAGAATCATCACAATGGATTGCAAAGACTATTGCAAAGTATTTTAACGAATACAAAACAACACCGACATTAGAGGTGATGAAAGTTGAGATTGATAGTATCGAACAAGATGTTCTAAAGACTACTGTAATTGATAATCTAAAAGATGTCATGAAACATATAGATGCTTTAGATTCAGATTACATAAAAGACAAGACAATCGACTTTTGTAAGAATCAGAAACTAAAAGCTGCAATACTAGAGTCTGTTCAACTTCTTCAACAAGGCAAGTATGATGCAATTAAAAGCACAGTAGATGAGGCTATGAAAGCTGGATCAGATAAAGACATTGGTCATGAGTATATTGATCACATAGAAGAAAGGTTCAGTGCGAATAGCAGAAAGACTGTACCAACTCCATGGGAAGTCATTAATGACATAACCGATGGTGGATTAGGTCCAGGTGAGATGGGAGTATTTGTAGCACCTGCAGGTATTGGTAAATCAATGGCTTTAGTAAATGCAGCTGCGCATTGTGCAAAGCAAGGAATGAATGTTGTGTATTATACATTAGAGCTTTCTGACACTTATGTGGGTGGAAGGTTTGACAGCTATTACACTGGCATCCCAACTTCTGATTTGAAGTATCATAAAGAAGAAGTTGAGATTGCTATGGAAAAGTTGAAGGGTAAGTTGATAATCAAATACTATCCAACTAAGACTGCAACTGTAAATACTATAGCAGCACACCTAGATAAGTGTGCAATACAAGGAGCTGTTCCAGATATAGTGTTCCTGGATTATGCCGATCTACTAAGAGACGCAGGATCGAATAAGAACGCTAGACACGATCAGGTACTTGGAGGTATCTATGAAGAGTTGAGAGGGCTAGCTGGATTACATAAGATACCATTATGGACAGCATCTCAAGCAAATAGAAGTGCAGCTGAGATGGAAGTGATAGAAGCAGATAAGATTGCTGAATCATACACTAAAGTAATGGTAGCTGACTTTATTGTATCATTATCAAGAAAGACTGCTGATAAGATTAGTGGAACTGGAAGATGGCATATAATAAAGAATCGGTTTGGACCCGATGGGTTGACTTTCCCAAGTAAGATGAACATGGCAGTGTGTGGTATTGAGATATATGAAGAGAACACAATACTAGGACAGGCTACTAAAAAAGTTATGAACAATGACGATACAGTAATCAGAAATGCTTTGGCAAATAAATTTGAAGAATTAAACAAATTAATCGACTAAAACGACGATTTCAATGGACAAAACGCCTATTTATAGCCATAGCGGCCGATTACAAACTACTATTAATTATTTATAAAAATCAATTTACACCATGACAAAATCTAATCAGATCTTGAGTGACATCACTGTCTTCACAAAATACGCCAAATACCTTCCTGAGTTGCAGAGACGTGAAACGTGGGAAGAGCTTGTTACCAGAAACAAAGCAATGCATTTAAAAAAGTATCCAGACCTCACAAAGGACATTGATGCAGCGTATAAGTTTGTTTATGACAAAAAAATTCTACCATCAATGCGTTCTATGCAGTTTGCAGGAAAGCCAATTGAGATATCTCCTAACCGAGTTTACAATTGTGCCTATCTACCAATCGATGACGTAAGGGCATTCGGTGAAACAATGTTCCTATTACTAGGAGGAACCGGAGTTGGATACTCTGTACAAAAACACCACATAGAAAAGCTACCAGAAATACACAAACCAAATCCAGACAGAAAAAGAAGGTTTGTAATTGCAGATTCAATTGAAGGATGGGCAGATGCAGTAAAGGTTCTTATGAAAAACTATTTTAATAGCGGATCAACATTACAGTTTGACTTCTCTGATATTAGACCAAAAGGAGCAAGACTAGTAACGTCAGGAGGAAAGGCTCCAGGACCTCAACCATTGAAAGAGTGTTTGATAAAGGTTAGAGGTATCTTAGATGCAAAACAAAATGGAGATCAATTACAACCAATTGAAGTACATGATATTGTGTGTCATATTGCAGATGCGGTACTAGCAGGTGGTATTAGAAGAGCGGCTCTTATCAGCTTGTTTAGCACTGACGACAATGCTATGATGGGATGTAAGTCAGGTAACTGGTGGGAAACCAATCCTCAAAGAGGTAGAGCAAACAACTCAGCATGCTTGATGAGACATAAGATTACTAAGGATGTGTTTATGGATCTTTGGGAGCGTACAAAGCTTAGTGGAGCAGGTGAGCCTGGAATCTATCTATCTAACGATAAGGATTGGGGAACTAATCCATGTTGTGAGATTGCACTAAGACCATTTCAATTCTGCAACCTATGTGAAGTGAATGTATCCAATATTGTAGATCAAGAGGATTTTGAAGCAAGAGTAAAAGCTGCAGCACTCATTGGCACACTACAAGCTGGATATACAGAATTTCATTACCTACGACCAATATGGCAAAGAACAACTGAGAAAGATGCTTTGATAGGAGTATCAATGACAGGAATTGGATCTGGTACTGTATTGGGATATGATATGAAATCCGCAGCAAAACTTGTTAAAGAAGAAAATCAAAGAGTAGCAGAGTTGATCAACATTAAAAAATCTGCAAGATGCACAACAGTAAAGCCTGCAGGAACAACATCATTAACACTGGGAACGTCCTCAGGAATTCACGCATGGCACAACGACTTCTATGTAAGAAGAATGAGAGTTGGAAAGAACGAAGCTATATACAACTATCTAGTAAAAGCATGTCCTGCTTTAGTAGAAGATGAATACTTCAGACCTCATGATACAGCTGTAATTTCAGTACCGCAAAAGGCGCCAGAAGGAGCAATCCTAAGAACAGAATCACCGTTCCAGTTATTAGAAAGAATCAAACAAGTGCATCAGCAATGGATTAAGCCTGGACACAGAGGAGGTAATAATGCACACAATGTATCAGCTACCGTTTCTTTAAAAGAAGAGGATTGGGAATTAGCTGGTGAATGGATGTGGGAGAATAAAAACCACTACAGTGGCCTATCTGTACTTCCGTATGATGGAGGAACATACACTCAAGCACCTTTTGAAGATATTACTGAAGAAAAGTATAATGAGATGATGGCTGTATTGACAGATATAGACTTAACTCAAGTTGTAGAGTCGGATGATGAAACAGATCTAAAAGGAGAGATTGCTTGCGCAGGCGGAGCATGTGAAGTAAAATGATGAAAGACTGGATATACGACTTATATGTCAAAGAACATACACCAAAAGCAAAGAAGAATATAAACCGTGCAGATCAAAAAAATCTGCCTAAAACCCAGAAAAATGGAAAAAGTAAAAGCGATCGTTAATTCATCGTGGTTCAAGGCTGCTCTTGCAGGAGCTGTTGGTGCTGCGTTGTTGATTAAGGGAGAGATACTTTATGCAGGTATTGCATTTGGTATTGGAGCAAGAGAATTCATGCTAGCCTTTAAAGCGTAACAAAAATTCCAAAACAACAAGAGCAGGCCATTTAGGCCTGCTTTTTATTATCTGAGAACTATTTATATTAAATGGCTTTACAATTACAAGGACATATGCACCCCGAAAGTTGCTTTGCAACAATACAGCAATGGGAAGATATTGCTCGTGAGTTTTTGGCCTTACAACAAAAAGGACAAGACACAAGAGGTGGTCAGATTAAGAGTGATCCAAGACTTGCAATGCT